TTCATCGTCGGATTCTTCTTCCGATTCGTCATCAACTTCATCACCAGACCCATCATCGGATTCTTCTAAATCTTCATCATCCGATGTCATCGATTCATCTCCAGAATCATCGTCATCCGTTGATCCAGAGCTCATCAATTTATCGACATACACATTCTGGAATTCACCTTTGGTTTTTAACCGAATTCTTGCTAACGGTTGTTTTTCAACCAATTCATCCAGAATATCAGAAATCTCTGTAATGTCTTCCGGTAATTCATATCCGAATCTTGATAATTTCCGTCCCAAGAAAACCAAATTATCTTCGGTTTCTAATCCATCAAAATCTAATTTTGTGTCATTCTCAAATTCACCATCGCTGATTGTCCACGTCCATTGAATTTGTAGACGACCAGATGATCGGGATTCACAAATTTGAGCATTTGTCAGATGAGCCAAATATCGACCATCCGGTACTTCCGTAAATCCTGTACTCTCTTTGGCTCTTTCTCTTGCACCTTGCCAATTGTTTTGAGCCTTCTTTAACTTATTTTTCAATGCATTATCCATCAGTGTCTCCTGTAGAGAATAGTTTAGTTTCTGACCGCATCGCTCCACCAGCCAAACGATCAGGGGTTTTACCGTCAATTGAATCAAGAATCAATTTCCACGGCAGACGCAGTGTTCCGGTGGAACCTGCCCATTCTGGGAAGTCCCGTGCAATTCTTTCAATTGCTCTTCCGCATTTCACCATCCGTTCATCTATGGTTCCCTGTCCTCCTTTCTGGTAACGGGATTTAGAATATGGAGCATCGGGACATACTCTGAAATCTCGTATCCCATCCTTCATTAACCACAAGAAAAAATGTCGATCATCCAAACCGTATGTATCGTGAGGAAAAACATAATCCCAAGCAGCCCGTTGTCCGACACAGTAAAAAATCATCGCTGGCTGTGCGTATGATTTTGTCTCGTTATGTTTATCCATGTTTTTTCTGCTGTATCGATCAAAATGCTCCGATGTAGGATGCGCTCCAGCCATAACGCAAGGACGTTTATTCACACGTTTGAAGTCATCATGCGCTCGAATCAACATCCGAAGCGATTCGTGAGTGAACATCGCATTGTCATCAGTAAAAATTAAAAGTCGATGAGCATGATTCATATCAGCATGACATTTCAATTGCTGTCGAGCAAAAGATACTGACCCCATTGGGTTGTGATAAAACACATAGTTACAATCGGGATTTTCATCTATAAATTCTTGATAATCATCTCGTTCCCGATGTTCGATTCCAACATAAGTTCGCCAATCATTTAGGAACGACATTTTCTTAAACCCTTTTCGGATTCGATCAGCCCTTCCTTTAGTCGGAATCATAATAGCGTAGTTATCACCACCTACAGCGGATTTAAATTTAGGATTCCTAGAACCAATTTTAAATTTCATGCCTTCCTCTTTAATGTTTTCTTCTTCATCACAGGATTGGGATTGAATTTATTATTGAAAGCTTCAACAAAATTTCCATACCCCTCTTCTGCAGAAGACCCCATCGGGATTTTCCGAACCTCTTCACCTTTCCATTTGAATCGATCATCAAGACGATGCCCTGCTGATACGTCTTCATCCCCACCAATAATCAAGGTCCGTTTATCTCCGTCATAAGTAAAACATGCCCAGATGTCCACCAATCCTTCAATGATTTCTGCCGCTTGTCGGGGCATTGTGCTGACGATACGATGGCTGCTGGAACCGCGACGGGTTTTGATCTCACGTTCCATTGCATGGGAGATAAAAATTACTCCTTTACCGGCTGAAAGAAGTCGATGAATTTGTCGTTCAAATTCTTTCCGAATGGCTCTCCATCCTTTGCCCCATTCTTCGTCAGCAGGATCATCAATTGCTAATTTAGCGCAGGCATATTGTTCTGCTGATTTGAATGCCAAATCGACAGTATCAATTACGATAGTATTGAATCGTTTGTCAGATCGTAACTTAGTA